GCTTACTCATCATCTCCACTTTCATCAAACCTTACATCAATGCAATTCTCGCTATCAGATATAGTAGCCTTATGGCCTAGGAGGCTAAGGGTGCCATCGGAGTTGATAGTCCTAGTGCTTTCTACTACCAGGCAATTAGATTCAACTGTCTGGGTGACAGTATATTCACCTTCGTGGTGGGTAATGATTGAGAAAGGGTCATCAGTCTGATACCCGGCGATCTGATGGGCCCCGAGGGTAGCGACGAACGCTACAACTCCAAGACCTACAAGGACTAATACTGGAATGAATGCTTTATCTTTTTTATTCTTCATATACATGATATTACTGTAAAACAACGTGGTGCTTACCGCGCAACACTTATATGGTTCGAGAGCTATATTTGGAGATGACGAAGGAGAACCGATGGGCGATACACCTGTACCGGCAGACGATACAACTTGGGATTACCAGCTCGGCTACAACGAGGGTGAGAAGTTTGAGCATGATCGCATTGTTCGGCTGCTCGAAGCGCAGGTATCTGAGTGGCTCTCCCATGATGGGGAATGTGATTGCAGGTTGAAGGGTGAGGAAGGCGTCAGACTAATCGGACTCATCAAAGGCCCGTCCTACTAGCTTGACGCGATAATCCCACATTGTGCAATGAGGCGTATTGACCACATTGAGCAATGTCAGCGTTCGCCGACACATCACGCAATGTCAGCGGTCGCCGACACTAAGTGGGTACAGGTACCCTTATGTGTAGCACGTTAGACATTACACTAAATGAGGGTATGGGACCCGTTACCCTCGGTTAGACGCTCCCATATTTGGGGTTCCTACGCTCCCATATTGTGTGCGCTCGCACTCATTCCGTAATGTGTACGTACAGGGTCATTTGTAAGACTTTCAGGGGGGCGTTTGTAAAAACATGGAAGCAGCTATCCACGTTTATATGGAAGCCGCACGCTCACTAATTAGTGCGGTGTTTCTGTCCACTATCGGGGTTAGCGGTGGCGTTTGTGGTCTTCACCCGTAAAGTGTTGCAAGTGTGGTAGGTTATCACCATAAACCAGCACTGGATCGCTGGGGAAGGAGCAGCAAAGTGGTAGACAAAATAGAGGAAGCTTGGACCGAGTACGAGTTCGGCAAAATGATTGACCCTGTACACCGATACGAGCACGATGATAAGAATATCTTCCGTGCCGGTTGGGAAGCTGGTCAGAAAAAATCGGCTCCTACAGTTAAGGAGTCGGTCTGGGTTCGTGTCCCTGTCGCAATGGATACAGACCCGGAGTAATTTCCATTGGGGAAAACGAAAAGGCCCGGGGATTAACCCGGGCCTTTTCTGTTAGAGGGAACCACCAGCCTTTCCGTTTTACTCGGACACAGGCTTTCTGTCGTACTGGAGTACGGACGTTAACAGTGACATTACAAGTGCAAGAGCTGACACGCTTAGTGCGTTAGCCCAGTCCACATCGACGATCCCGGTAGAGCCTACCGAAATAATAGCCAAGGCCGTCTGTGCGAATGTTTTAATTGCGCGTTCTGTTGAATAGGCGTGAAAACGCTTTAGCTTATCCATCTTGATTTTCCTCCTTGTTGTGTAGTGATTTATCTTCCCACACTGCACCAAAGATATAGCTGGTGAGAATGAGTGTAATCAATGCTACACCACCGGTAACCAGATCGCTCACGTCGGAGCCGTTACCAGCCAGTACAACAATGGTGCTACCAAGAAGCATGATGGCACCGATGGAGAACGATACGAGGATGTACCGCCTCCGGTTTTTCCATGAAGGTTTACTCATAATATATTTAAGCCCCTTTAGGTAGGCATTTATCGCATTGCGGATCACAGTCGCAGCACCCCTCTACTGACATGATTCGCAATTCAATGCCTCCATTGGATCGATTGGACACTGGACACCGTTGATAGATTCAAATTCGCTCATTACTCCATTTTACCACTTCGAGTTGTAGTTGAATGTTTCCGTGATAGGCTCTGACATTATGAAGATATTATTTTTCGATTTAGAGACAAGTCCAATTACGGCTCACACTTGGGGATTGTGGCAGCAGAATATTTCTCTTAAGCAAATAGTAGAATCAACCGAGGTTATATGCTTTGGCGCACGGTGGTACGGACAGAAGAAGGTTATCTTCAGGTCGGTTCACCATGACGGCAAGAAGGAAATGCTGGAGGAGCTACACCGATTGATGGGTGAGGCCGACGCTATCGTTGGCTGGAACTCGAAGGGCTTCGATCACAAGCACATCCGCCGAGAGTTTCTAGAGGCTGGCATGTTGCCACCATCGCCCACCAAAGACATCGACCTGATGCTTGAGGTGCGCAAAAACTTCCGGTTCCCATCCAACAAACTTGACTACGTGGCACAAAGGCTTGGCGTTGGAGCCAAGGTTAGTCACACCGGGTTTGACCTGTGGCTTGGCTGCATGGCTGGTGACGAGAAGTCCTGGAAGGAAATGAAGAAGTACCAGATTCAGGACGTAAACCTTCTTATCGACCTGTACGAGATACTCCTCCCTTGGATAAAGCACCCTGGCGTGCCCACGCACGATGGTCATGACGATGGATGCCCGAACTGTGGGTCAGCAGATTTGAACAGACGCGGTTACGAGCCACTGGCAACTGGTCGTTACCAGAAGTTCCAGTGTCAGAACTGTGGCAAGTGGTCCCGCAGTAAGCAAAAAGAGGGCAACGTGGAGATGCGTGCGTTGTGAGCGCTGAGAGCTACGACATACTCTCAGAAGCCATCAGCGCCCATGTGGGCGAAGAACTGGGCGACCAGGTATCTATGGTCAAGGACTGGGTTCTGGTCGCTTCAATCAGTGACATGGAGTCTTCCGAAGGGCGTGAGCAGATAGTCCTGCACCGCTCGTCAGGCACGGCGCTCTACGCTGTCAGCGGCCTACTAAACTGGGGCGCGATGACAATGGAACCCGAAGAGTTTACGGAATAATCTTCGCAAAGAACGGGGCGAGCGCGGCTAGCAAGCCGAACGATCCGACAGCCCAGCCAACGCGCATCTCAAGCTTGCGTAGCCGAATCTCATGATCGGTAAGCTTATCTTCCGTATTGGGAAGACTGTTGGCGAGTTTCTCCAGCAGTGATTTCATCTCCTGCTGCTCGCGATACACATCGCGCAATGTAATCCTTAAGCCAATCGAGTCCGTGTCGTCACCAGACATTCTATATTGAACCTTTGTTGAGGCGGCGCTGTAGTTCACTGATTGTCATCTTGCTCCATTTGCCATCGGCTTTTACGCCTAGCTTGGACTGTACGGCACGGCGGGTGTTGGCTCCAATGATGCCGTCTTGTTTGACACCGGCCCACTTCTGCATAGCCTTGTAGGTCATCTTGCCGGGGATGCCATCAATGCGTCCGGAGTATCCATACTCCTTGAGCGCGGTCTGCCACTGCTTCCAGGTGGCCTTGTCGAGCTTGCCAGAGACATTGTTTACTGGGGCCGGAGCCTTACCGTCTAAATATAATTCTGGGTCTAAGACATTTCCCCAACGGCCTCCGCGTTTGCGGACTTCGAAGTGAAGATGGTTGCCCGTGCTTGCTCCGGTACTTCCGGAAGTAAAGACCGCATCTCCAGCCTCAATCCGTTGACCCTTGCGCAACCAAGTGGCGTGAGCGCCGTGGTAATACACGGTGACAATTTCCCCATGGTCAATCAGCACGGTGTGCCCGCCGCCCGTGCGGGAATAACCTACATGGCTAACAACGCCATCGGCAGCAGCGGTAACGGGAAAGCTACCGGCTACGTCTACTCCATTGTGAAATTTCTTCTTTTTAGAAATCGGGTGGACGCGCCATCCAAACGGACTGTTTTTGTTGATGGACTTATCTGCGGGCCATGGCTGTTGAAGTTTCATTAGTGAGTAAGGCTCCATGTGCTGTGAGCATCGGCCACCGCAACAAAGGCGTCAACAACATAAACCTTCATATCGTTGGTGCTGGTGTCGTACCAGAGATCGCCACTGTCGGGCGAGCTTGGTTCGGTACCGGATACTGTAACGGTCGGTCCAGATGTTCCTGGCGCAGGATAGAACGTTGCCATTAGCCCAGGGTTACCATGGCGTCAATAGCATCGGCAACAAGGTTCTCCGGTGCGGTTGGCGCACTTCCTCCACCCGGCGCGGGCCAGATGGTAGCCATTAAATGTCCTCTAGGAGGGCACGCAGTAGCGCGGCTTGTGAAGTATCCGTGTCGCTGATTGCGTACAAGCGATCGTTAGGGTTCAACTCGATGGAGAACCCAGCACCAGGGGTAAGCTTGAAGCCGTAGTCAGAAGCGGTAACACCAACGCCACCAATGTAAACAATGGCAGCAGCGTCAACGTTCTGGACGGTCAAGTCAAGCCCTGAGTGGCGTGCGCCAGGGGTAAGCTCGGTTGCGGTCGTGTCGCTCAGCGTAAGAAGATCGTGAAAGGTAGCCATGTATCTATTCTACCGCACCTTCAGGGGTGACCACCCAGTCACCGGCTTGCTCATCCCAGGCGTAGCTTGCCCCATCAGTAGGGTACGCAATTGGCGCTTCCCATTGGCAGGTTGCCTCATCGAGAACCCACGAAGGGTAAGGCGTTGGCGGAATGAAAGCATCGCGCGTTTCATCGTAGGTGTAACCAATACCCGCATAGTTGAACCTAAAAGCTTTAGTCTGGTCCTTTGCCAGCTTTCCAGTCTTCAGAGAGTAGTAGGAGTTTCCTCTGGTATTGAAAGACGTCCTAAGACACCTTCCCTTGCCTTTTGCAGAAAAGTATTCCTCCCAAGACTCGAAGTGTTCGGGTTTGGAAGTTTCTTCGGGTCCCGCGATGACCTCTGTCACAATGTTGTCCGCGTTTATATATGCGTAATGTGCCATCATTATCCAATCGTAATCAGGTCATCGCCTGCGGTGAAAGTATAGACATTGTTTGAGCCCACAGTCGCCACAGACATAACGTGGCTAGCTCCAGGAGTGATAGTCACAGAATCGGGGACTCTGATAATGACAACGCCCGACTGTCCAGAAGATGCGTTTCCCTGGCCACCGCCACCGGTGTTTGCGGTTACTGGGGCGAGGTTTCCACCCTCCGCCCGAGTGATAGCGGAGCCAGTGATAGAAGATGAGACTCCAATGCCTCCAGCTCCATTTCCAGTTCCAGCTCTGTTTCCTCCAATGCCTCCAGCTCCACCGCCGCCGCCTCCAGCAGCATCAACCCCTGGAGTATGACCACCTGTGCCTCCGGCGTAGCCTTGTCCATAAGTTCCGCCCGCTCCGCCACAACTCCCGCCGCCTGACGGCCAGCCGCCTCCACCGCCCGAGCCTCCGCCGCCCGCGTTGCAGCCACCGATGTTGGCGTCTCCTCCCCTGCCTCCACCTATTGAAGTGACTAGTCCCAAAATTGAAGACGTGCCCGCAGTTGCGGCAGCACCTCCAGCTCCGACCTTGACTTGATATGTCGAGCCAGAATCGAGAGCCATCGGATATTCAGCAGTGAGGCCGCCGCCCGAAGACTCCGCAGAGACGCTAGAGCGATAGCCTCCAGCGCCGCCGCCTCCGCCTCGAAGGCCAAGACCTGTGTTCCCACCGCCACCACCACCACCAATTACTAAGTAAGTAGCGGAAACCGTAACCACCTCGTCAATGTTTTCGGCCATATTCCGGTAGCGACTAAAAGTGTTAATTCCACTCTGGGACATACGAGTAACAGCCATCAGTTACTCCTTTACTAGGCGGTGATCTCGGTACCGAAAACGTTGATTGACATATCAGCCGAAGAGCAATATAGCGTGATGACATCAGCAGCGTTCAGGGTGATACCCAGGGTCAGCGTGGTCGAGTCGTTAGCAGCCACGGGAACATCGTAAGCGACGTAGTGGAGGTCGGACTGAGCCGCACCATCGGGGCGAACTGAGATGCGGTAGGTGCCAGCAGAAGCGGCACGGTTCGCAATAATCAGCGTAGAGATAACAGCCTCGGTAGCGGCAGGTACCGTGTAAACATCGGTAGCCGTAGTAGCGGCCGGAGCCGATTGAGCGAGGACTTTGTAAGCGTTAGCCATTGGTTATGCACCCATCATGAGGAAAGTTTGTTCGAATCCGGAGACCACGGAACTTGGGCCACCAGTAAGAGCAGCTTCGACCGAATCAGCCAGGTCCTTAAACACCGTGTTTAACGGCGCGATAGGATCGCTAGCGTCTGGATATACAATCCCAGAGGGGCTAGTTGCTGATGCCATGCGAAACTCCTTGTTTGTTCTTCATCAAGTATATCAAACTGTTAAATAATAGCGTGCGCAAGAAGCTTAAATCTTGCTATATCCAGGTCGTCAGTGGCATCAATGTTTGAAACCCACATGGTAACCTCATCGCCCGGTTCCATTCTCATCATGTACTGGGTCATTGTTTTACCGAACTGGCTACTACTCCCAGCAAAAGATGTACATTCGCTAGCATCAATCGGCACGTTATTCAACGCTAACTTCAAGCCCATGGCCTGATTGTTAGCACCCTTGCCGTCGTAGGTAGCAATGAACACCATCGTGCGTGTTTGGTTGGTGTTGTTCTTTAGTCCAGAAACATTGGGCGCTCCGGAAGCTAACAGATTAAGGCTAACGTCGGCGTCGAGGGTACCAGCCAGGTTCATGGGAACGTACACACCAGCAGTGGTGATAGCTACCGTGCCGGAAGTTTGCCTCCACAGCAGGCCGCGCATGGGCTGATAGGTAACAACGTTCAACTGCTTAATAGCATTGTAAGTATCGATGTCGTACTGCTGACGTTTAGCCAAGTAGTTGCGTAAAGTGTTGGTCACCCAGCGACCCCAAGGTTGCGACTCGGGGGAGAGGTATGGATTAGGAATACTCATGCTGCAACCGGCACCGTTCTCAAAGGCATCAAAGCGTAATCTTGGAAGTTTATATTACCAAACGCAGAGTTGAATTCTCCAAAAGTTTTCTCACCGTAGGGCAAGGAAACCACGGTAGTCCATGTGGAACCGATTCCGGTCCACGATGGTTCCAGGGCGTTCCACAACGCCGCGCCGTACACGTCGTCAAGGTCGCTAAACAATGTGTCGTACTCCGCGTCAAAGGAGATGATGTCCGGGGTGATATTACTGGATCGCACGCGGTACATGGCGTCATCAAGTTGCACACGAGAACCAGCAACTTCACCGAAACCCTGTGGCACAATATTGGCCAGGGCGCCAGTGAACTGGTCAAATGTTATCCCCGTGTAATCCGAGTTGAAGTTAGCAAAACTGTAGCCAGTTGCCAACGTGTCATCGAAGTCATCAAACGTGGGGTAAAAGATGGAGGGGATGGAACCCTTAAGCCTGGGGAACGTGTTACTGCTCGTGCTAAATGTTTGTGTCGGCAGTGAGTACAACCTGCGTGCAAACAAAGCGTAACGCTTAGCATCCGCCAGTGTGTTAATGGCAAGGTTATCTATCTCGTCACCCTTGACATTTGGTGTGTCATCTTCGGTCAGCCCGGTGTACTCGGTGTATAGCAAACGGTTGAAGTCCATGCCAGTACCGACCATGCGCAGCGTGGAGTAGCTTGTGGAGCCGTCGCTGATACTAATGCTGTAAGGCGACAGGGCCTCGTATGTGGGGCCAGTAATGGTTATCCTGACCCGAGAGCCATCTCCGAGAATCTCGAAGCTCATAGCGCCACCGAAGTCGGTCCAGAACGCTGCGCTAACGGGAAGGTTATCGTTACCCGAAACGGAATAGCAGGAGACGGTTCCGTAATCTTTGGCTACGGTATCGAATACCTGCGGTTGTTGCACGCTAGTAAGGAAGAAGTCCAGGTCAAGTTCAAACTCAGTGGTCTCGCCAAACGCTACCGAGTAAACCTGTACCTCGGAGTTCCAGCCACCCTCGGGGTAGACCAGGTAGTCCGTGCGAGGTGTGTAGTTGTAGTAGGCAACGTCGAACGTTTGCGCCAGCTCAATGTCCTGAACCTGCCAGCTCTTGTCAACAAGGTTTGTGGCATCAATGGTGCGTTGGCGCGTAGGTCGAATAACAATGTAGTCCCGGATCACGGTAACTTCAGTTTCGTATGCAGAGCAAAGACGCTTGATGTAAACCCATACGTCACCCTCGTAACCGGGAGCGTTTACGGTACTGGTACTAAGCCCTACGTCTTGAAGAATGTTAGTGGTGTAACCCAGGTCGGCAATAACATTTTCGATAATGTTTCCGATGGTGCCCGTGCGTGGTGGGATTACGGCATCGATATTGAGAACCGATAGGCGACTGCGCCCACCCATTGTCACGGCATCATTGTTACCGCTGACGCTTTCGATGGAACCCTGTACTGACCCGTGGAAGTTATCTTGCAGGTAGAAGTCATCTTTGTATAGCAGAATCGATGCGTCGTTTTCGTTGAGCACCTCGATGCTTACGTCACCGATCGCCCCGGATTCGTCGCCGGGTACTAGGGGTGTCGATCCCTCCGAGTAGGAGTAGTTGATGACGTTTGATGCGTGCCCTGCAAAACTACCCGTGCCCGATAAGCGGACGAATATCTCGCCACCGGGGTCTTGGGTAATGTTTCCAATGGTGGACCATGTTCCACCGACGAGCCCCCAGCTATCAGCTAGCTGGTACCACAGCATTTGTTTATGCCCGCCATCTTACGATAACAATACCCGAACCACCATCGCCGCCAGGGTTAGCTGTACCATCTTGGTCAGCCCCACCACCGCCACCACCGCCGGTGTTGGCTGTTCCTGGCTGTCCTGGCGTTGAGGGGTTGTTGTTTCCTCCGTCTCCGCCACCACCTTGACCGCCCGCCGGAGAGCCCGCTGTGCCGGATATACCGTTACCCCCACCGCCACCACCAGCGTAGTAAACAGAGGTTCCTGTGATTGAAGAAGTTACCCCGTCGCCTCCGGCACCAGAAGTAGAGTCCTCTTGCCCTTGCTCTCCGGCAGCGCCCATTCCGCCGCCACCGCCACCGCTGTCGTTAGAACCGGCAGTATCGCCACCGTCGAAACCAACTAAGCCGTGACCAAAATAGGGCGCGGCAACACTATTGGTAGAGCCGCTTCCCCCGCCACAGCCACCGTCGCCTCCGCGAGATTTTTCGTTTGCGTCTCGACCTTCACCGCCGTAGCCTCCGCCTACAGCAATCAAACCAAGAATTGAGGACGATTCACCGGCTCTGTCGAATTGGTTTGTTGAGGTTCCGCCACTACCGCCTGCGCCAACAGTAACCGAGTGGTTGCCTGCTGGAATGTAAAGGTTAGTTTTGTATATAAGAGCACCGGCTCCGCCACCTCCGGCTCCGCCATAACTTCCATCGCTAGCAGCACCTCCGCCACCCCCGCCACCAACAATGAGCGCGTCAAAAAACCCGCCACGAGTAACCGTCAAAGTCCCCGAGCTAGTGAACGACACATACTCATAATCAAACCCGTCAGTGTACGAACCCGTAGGCGTATTAGAAGCCAACCCGAACGTAGTTGTGTCGGATAGTAACTGCCACACACCGGCAGTGTTGTTCCAATAGTATTTGCCGTAGATTTGCCCGTCAGTAGGGCTAGAAGGAAAATCAAGAGCCATTATACTTTCACCCTTACTATTACTACGCCGGACCCGCCAGCGCCGCCATATACTGTACCGCCTGAAGTAGAGGCTCCGCCACCGCCACCGCCTGTGTTTGCGGTGCCATTTGTTCCGGTCCCGCTTCCACCAGCTCCGCCTCCACCGACCGCTCCGGCACCACCGGAAACACGACACCCGCCACCGCCACCGCCACCAAAATAAACGTCTGAGCCGGAAACTTCACCAACCGCTAAAGAGGTTGCCAGTGTGGTCGTGATGATTGTAGATACTGCGCCAGCGCCACCAGTTCCGCCCTGGCTGTTTGAGCCAGCGCCTCCAACTGCGCCTGCTCCACCGCCACCACCACCAGCGTCGGCTGCTTCTGAGCCTCCGCCGTAGCCGTATCCACCGTCATTCCCTTGGCCTATAGTTCCTGACCCTGGTGCATAAGGAGAAGCATCTGTGCCACCACCACCGCCAGAGCCACCATTGAATGCGGGAGTTTCGTTTTCCTTAGCCCCAGCACCGCCACCAATGGAAGCAAAATTGAGAGCCACGGACGTCTCCCCATTTGTTAGCTCAGCTCCACCAGCGCCGACCACAATTTGACTTGTTCCAGAGTAAACATAGGGGCTTAGGTCAATTACTCCACCCGCGCCACCTGCGCCAGAGCCACCGTTGGTGTTGGCCCTGCCTCCGCCGCCGCCACCGGCAACACATAACAGGTCCACGAAGCCAGAGCTGGAAAAGGTGATAGTTCCGTCAGTCTTGAAAGTGTAAATGTCGTAAGTGAAATCACCAATAGTCACACCGGAGCTAACAGTTGGGGAGCCCGTAGTGCCGGAAACAGCGGCAGGGGTATCAACGCTAGGAATAGGGTCAGTGACCCGCCAGGCACCAGGAACATTGTTATACACAAACCCTCTATAGTATTGCCCGTTAGTTGGGGCATCAGGAAAGTCGAGTGCCATTAGACAACCACCTCTGGCTCAGGCTCAGGCTCGACCACAATCGTGGACGGGTCCACAGGGTAAACGTGCGCATCCTTCACAGCCTGCACAGCATCCAACCACTCAGCCTCAGTCTTATCGCCACGCTGAAACTCAAAGAAAATGGGGTCAGCAGTGTTACGGTAAGCAACCTGCCGGTCAGCCTCCACCTTGGCGTAAGCAATCTCGTATTCTACTTGTGCCCACTCAGCTTCCAAAGCTTTCAGCGTAGGCTTTTTGCCCGCCGATAGCCAGGTGAGTCCGGTGTAGTCGTCACCGTTGAGAGTCCACTCAGTGTCAGGAAAACGTTTGCTTAGTACTTGTGTGATATCCATTAGCCTGCAACCTCCATCAAAGTAATAGAAGACGCACCACGCACCCTGTCCGCGTTGTCTGTGTCTTGGATAGAACGGTTTACAGCGACAGTTCCACTACTACCGATTCTTGCTTCAACCTGATAAGTCAGAGAACTGGTGCTTGCGGGTGAATCCAAAAAAGTTATGGGATTACTGAAAAGCGTTCCATAAGTGTCGGCTGTTTGAAACCCACCATAAACAGCCCTGGTTCTTGAACCAGCGGCATCACCCACAAAAACATCAGTTCCGCCCCTAGTAACCTTGAAGTGTGGTGAAACTGTGTTAGCCGCACCCGACGAGGCAATCTGCGCCATAACCATAATCTTGCTTGACGTGCTACGCGGGGTTATAGAAGCCGTCAAACCCGTTACAGTCGTAAAACTTGTTGCGGTGCTAGTGTATGAATCCGTCTTAGTTGTAGACACAACCTGCAAAATCCCGCCAGACCGCGACACCGCACCAATCCACGACGAAGAACCCCCACCAGGGTCAGTGTAATAAACATACATAGACCCATCAGTATCATCCAACCACAGTTGGCCCTCATACCCTGTAGGGGCAACAGCCGCAACCGTTACAGACGGGCCAGCCGCCGCAACCCACTGAGAACTTGTCCCATCGTCATAGTAAACATACATCTCACCGTTAGTCGAGTCCCACCACAGATCACCGTTGGCCGGAGCGGGGCTAACGGGTGCTGTAGCGGAAACGGTAATCGAGCCACCACCAGTACCGACGTTGGCCTCCAGCAGCGTTGCCGTAGCGTTCCAGATAGCCGGGAAAGTACGCGGGTCCGAGCCGTCAGCGGGAGTAGTACCACCAGAGAGGCGGTCAATTGAAATTACCATTTAGCTAGTCCATCCGTAATATTCTGCTAGTTCTGCTACTACGCCAACCTTATTCAAAGCTGATGAGTAAGGTGTGTAGGCTGGTTGTGAAACAAATTGTAAACCGGAGTTTCCCTGACCGGAGATAAAGCCACCAGTTTCGGGTGTAACGCCTGTTTCTAACACTTGTACCATTATACCCGATAGGGTTACGGTTCCCTCGCCCCCAAGCGACAAGGTGACACCATCGTAAGAAGATGACGCAAAGCTGTTCGTGAAACGAGTATCATCCGTGACATCCTGCAACGTCAACGTAACCGGAGAGCCATCCGAAATGGCGCTAATAGTAGGAGTAGCCACCACCGTACCGCCAGTACCATCGGAGCCATAAGCACCAACCCATGCGGTATGGCCGGTGGGAATAGGAACCCATATGCGCCTACTCTGCGCAGCCTCCACAACGTAGGTGATGGAATCGTGCGGGAAGTTTAGGGAGTTAGCCGGAGTAGTGACCAACTCTCCACGGCCACCATTGTTCAATGGTAAGCCGTCACGCCCACCAATAGCGGGTGTTGCCCACCACTGCGGGAGAACATTACGATCCGCACTAATCGGGTCGTGTACATATACCGGACCCGTGCCGAGCACGCCGTCAGCAATGTCAAGGATCGTGCGAGCCTCATCGCGGTCCATAGAGTTCCACGACATCGTGTAGTTCTTGTGCGCAGCGGTCGAGCGACGGATAGCGGTACCACCGTTGAGGAAGTCAACCTTGTTGAAGTAGCCAGCCTTGGAAGATGGCATGTTGACAGAAGGCGCACGGACTTCAATCATCCGCTCCCTAGTTCCCATGTAGAAACAGCCAGCCATTAGTTACTTCCTCGCCTTGCTTCGTTGAAGTTGCTACGGTTTGTGGCCGAGGCAACAACCTTGCCGTCTACTCTCAATTGTACGTTACCGGCGTTCTCCAGGAGCTTGCGATCGTAGGGCGAAAGCTCTACCATCATGGAGTCTGGCATTGCGCCACCGCCGACGAAGCCGCCCATTGCGTAACCGCGCATGCCGTTCTGTAACTGCGATAAGAAGTTAGCGTCGGGCATTCCGGTTGACTGGTTGACGTACTGCTTGGGGACAACGTACTCACCCTTGTGGACGATACCAGCCGGTTGGTATTTGCTACCAGCGCCAGTAAAGCCACCCGAAGCAAAACCCACACTGTTAGCTTGGCGTATTCTCTCCTGCGCATCGGCTAATTGTCTTTGTGCAGTAGCTAGTCTGCTTGCCCACTGATCCGACTCTCTTGGCGTTGACGCCGTTGCTATACCAGCCCTGGCAGCAGCCACAGCGGCTGCGGCTACTTTGTAATCACTTTGCGCCTTCGCCAACCCCTGTGCTGCGGTTGTCGCATTATCACCGCCACCGTTATCGCCATCGCCATCGCTGCCACCAGCGCCGCTATTATTGCCGCCGCCGCCAGTAATCGAGTTTAGTTTTTTGGCTTTCTGAATGCTCTTATCCAGCTTTGCGTTCAACTCGTTCAAAGCCTGGAGCGCTGGGTTCACATTGGCGTCAACCGTAATGTTGCGAGGCACGCGGTCAATCGCAGTGCGAACATCATCAAATGCGGCAGCGTACTGCATGACCACATCTTCTTGGTAGCCAAGCTCTACCGCCTGAGCGATGAACTCTTGACGCGCCTGCTCTGTGGCTTTGCGCAGCTCATCTTGGCTAGCGCCAGATTCAGCAAGCGCTGTGATGTAGTCCTGGTAGTCTCCAACAAGGCCGAGAAGCGCTGCTCTGTTTTGCCTAGAACCTGGACCCTGTGTGGTTAGGTCCCCGCCAGCGATCTGCTGTGCTTCTGCAATAGCATCCGCGTTGTCTTGTTGTTCTCTATTTAGGGCGGCAAGTTCTTCGCGCAAGATACCCGCACGGAGCGTGTCGCCATATGCTTCGGCAACGGAGAGGAAGTATTCCTTTAGTGAGCGGTCTGCGCTAAGGTCTTCCTGGCTGGCCTTGAGGTCTTCGATTTCCTGGCGCGCGCTTTCCACGTTCTCGCCCAAGTCAAACCACGCAGCAGCTATGTCGTCAATCGCAAAGGTGCTAGAGAACCTAATGTCAAACGCACGGGAGAAGACGGACTCTAGGTCTGAGGCGTAATCTAAGAGCGTGCGAACTTCTTCCTTGACATCCTTTAGCCCATCGTTGAAGAAGCTCAAGTCTATGTTGGCAAACCCGGCAACCGACTCTTGGGCCACACCAAATTCCTGAGAGACTGCGTTGATTGTGCTACGCAGGAACTCAAGCGATGGCGCGGTATCAGAGCCAACCGTACTAGCCAATTGAGAGTAAAGCGCATTAAGGTTAGCCACGCCCTCTTCTGGCGAGGATGAGCTTTTCAGAATATTCTTTACGGCATCCTGTATTTCCTTGCTAGCGTAGAACGCATCGTCACCAAGTTCCGCATATGACGAACCAAGGTCAAGTATAGATTTAGCCGCGCTTTGTGCCGCTTGTACCGGAGAGAAAATGCTACTTAGTAGTTTGTCAAACTTCTCGGCCAGTGTCTCAACCTTAGAGGCCGCGGAACTGGAGGTGTCTCCAACGGTATTAAATCCTTCAGTTGCCGCGCCAAGCAATCCAATAAGAGGAGAAACGCTAGCAATTATTTCCTCAAGAGTCCTCTTAGTTCTGCGTAACTTTCCATCTACCGTGGTGATGGAACCACCGGCAACTTCGGCGGCAACGGCTAGACCCGCCATTGCGGCGCTGATTGCTTTTGCGGCTAATGACGAACCCAAACCATTATTTTGTAAGTACACCAAGACTTCATTCAAATCTCCGATTCGTTCTGATACGGACCTGAACTCATTACCGGCAATAGCATCAATCATCTTCTGGAATTTATCGCTAGTTATATCAGCGGCATCGCCACCGTTATTCAACTCGTTGAAGTAATCTCTAGTGGCATCAGTGGCGTCGCGCGCCGCATTCTCTGCGCCAAAGATTGAGTTCATTAATATGTCTATTTTTCCAGAAGCTAGGTCTGCGCGGTCTTCAATATCTTCCATTCCATCGGACACGAAACCCAGCCCGTCAACTAATCCATTGGAAGCGTAGGTACCCTTTTCGAGGGCATCAATCATATCGAAAAGGGGAGCGAGGCTATCGCTAAATTCTTGTAGCTCGCGCGGGCTAGACGTAAGCATCATTTCATTTAGCACCGCTTGTCTAATCTCTTTTAATTGTTTGCGGGCCTCTTCGGGATCGCCAACGGCTAATTCAACAAACGAGGGGAAAGCGTCTAGACCCTCAAACTGGTCCTTGAAAGCATTTTGTAAATCTATATTTTCGAATAGAGATATTAATTCAGAACTTTGAGAAGCCTGCGTTCTAACGAAGTCGGAAAAGTTTTGCCCGACAACAATAAGCGCTTGCCCCTGCTGCTCTAAAGCCTTATTAGCATTATCGGTTTCTTCAGCAACCGATTCCTGGCTGTTTGCAAATTCGTAGGCGGAATCAAAAGCATCGTCAGTTTTATCGGTATTGTCTTCAAGCTCGACAGTGAATGTTCTAATTCCCTTGCCGGTCGTATCGAAAATTTCTTTATCTTTATCGAGGGCTTCGTTTAGTTTTTTCGTACTGCCAAATAGTTCCGACTGAACCTTTTTGGTTCTTTCTATTCTTTGTGTGTACTTGCTATAAATTGCTCCAACAATTCCTAGTACTAACCCCAATGCGCCAAGTGTTAGCGTTCCATATTTAATAACGTTAAAAAATTTAGTCATACCAAACGTGGCAATTGCGGAGGTAATGCCTATTTTCTTAAAAGCTTCGCCAGTGAAAAACATTCTAGTCGTTAGACCAGTGAAGCTAAGGCCCAGACTGTCTACGGCGAATTTGGTTGCCGATAGGGCGGCAATGGCAAGTGCGGTAATGCTAACTATTGCAAAAAAAGCAGCCACAACTAAAGCTAAAGCAATGAGACTAAAAGCAATCCAGCCACCAACATCAGTGGACAGCAGATTGGTCACACCCACTACTGCTTCATTTATCGCCATAACAAAGGCGTTAATGGGGCCAAGTGATTTTCCGCCAATGGCCGAACCTAGAGTAGCAAAGTTTTGAGCTAGCCTCTTTAGCTGCTCTGCCGTTGTTTCGGAAATAATTCCATATTGTTCATTAATTTTTTGTCCCCTAATAAATTCTTTATTACTAAGCTCGACCAAGCGCCTTACTTCATCCTGGCTTTGCGCCAAACGCAAGAAGGCTGGGATGTCACGCACGGAGGTAATGCCCAGATCGCGCAGTGTTCTTTCGGCGTCCCTGCCCTCCCTTTGAATCCCTTCGAAGAAATCAAGCAGGACCTTGGTTGGTTCGTTTCTCCAAGCGTCAGAAAATTCAGTTGCCGTTCTTCCGGTTAGGCGACCGTATTCAGTAAGAGCGAACCTACCCTCTGCGATTGATTTATTTATATTAGAAAATAGCCTGGTGATGTTACCCCGTGCAAGCTCTGGCCTGATACCAAGCGATGCCATGGCACCAGATAGACCAACAATATCCTGTGCGCTAAGACCGGCTAGGTTACCCATTGAGGCAATGTTTGTGGCAACGTTTACAATCTGCGATTCAGTTGCGACAGAGCTAACACCAACGGCTAGGATTGCAGAACCAAGTTGGTCGAACTGTCCATCAACTCCATCGATAAGCTGGTTCAATCTACCAAAGCCGGTTGCAGCGGCCTCTACGCTGAGGTCAGTTGTTGCCGCAAACTTGGCCACGGTTTCCGTGAACCCAGCAATCAAATCTTCAGCAATACCTAATTGTCCAGCAAGCGTAGCAATATTGGTAATGTCTTCCCAGGATACTGGCGTAGCTTGAGAGATAGCAATTAAATCTTTTCTTAGTTGCTTTAGCTTTTCCCCGGTTACTTCCGTAGTTCTTGCTACGTTTGCGAAATCTCGTTCGTACTTAATAGCGAAGCCAACGGGCACTGCGGCGACAGCAGCTAGGCCAACGGCAATCCTACGCAGATTGCTACCAACATCATAAAGCGCATACCTAAGAGATGGCTTGCCTAGGCCGCTCATCCCACCCGCAGCGCCACTGGCCGCAGATTTTTGCTGCTTGAGTAAAGCTATTTGTTTTTGGGCTTGGGTATTAGCTCCTTTTAGCCCAGCCGCAACCTGTTTGTCCTTGGCGATTTGTGCAGTTTTAGAGGCTATAAGCGCTCTACCGGCTTTGGTAGTTGCCTTGATACCGGCTATCTCTTTTTGTCGAGCCGCGTTAACGGCCTGGATATTAGAGATTTCTTTGGTGCGCTTGTTGACTGTTTTTTGTAGCTGTTTAATTGTTGCGTTAAGTTGTTTTATATTGGCGAGGGATTTACCCGTCTCAATTAATATCTCGCCTGTACTTAGAGCTTCAGCCACGGTTCCTCAAATCTATAGGTTACTATAAACATTCTACCGTATGGCTACTTTTTCCCCTGAAGAACTTGTGGACCATCCATTCTGCGGTCTACATTAGAACCGCGCTTTGCTTCCTGCTCTTCTAGCCACTCTTCCCTGGTCGGCATCTCTCCGCCATCCATGACCCTTGGCTCGGCTATGTAGTACTTGCCGTAAGCCTTCGACTTCTTCTTTCCGTCAGATTCTTGCGCACGTTCTATGGCGGCACGAGACTTAGAGAAGCGCGCCTTAGCGTCAAACGCTACGCGATCCGATTCGTCCCACCACAGGGGAACCCCATCGCGATACCACTCGTCAAGTATGTAGTGAGCCTTGATAAGGCGGTAGTCCCACATGTCCCACTCTTTATGCGTTGGGTCACTAAAGATAACCGCAGTTGGCGGGTGCCCTATGCTAGCAGCGGCCTTAAGATAAGTTGCTAAGAATCTATTCTGTGGCCACGTTAGGGCTTCGCTAAAAAATCCTCACCAGTTTCCATCATGAAAACAGCAGTAGATGTACGAAGCTTCTCAATGGCTTCGTTGATTTTCATAGTAGCGCTAAGCGGAAAACTATCCCGCATGGTGCGCACGGTGTTGAAGGCTAGCTGTTCCTGCTCGTCACCATCTGGATTTACAATCTTGACAATGTGCTTCTGCCATAGATAATCAGTAAACAACGTGTCGCGCTGTGTTGATTCTTTTTCAACCCTGGTGCTATTTCCGGCCAGCATGTCGGATATGTTATTAGAGGATTCGTATTCTACTGGGTACTTCTTGCGTGCGTCATTGTATGACTCTTCACGCTGTCCCTCGCTGATACCACGAATGTGAACCTTGTATGAAGACTCTGATAATTTCTTGGAAATCTCATCGCGCTTTAAAATTAAGTCTTCAATCTTGGCGCTTTTGCTATCGGATATATTTAATTCAAGTTCTTCTATTTGTTCTTTAATCATTGCGGCTTCATAGGACAGAGCCTCGTCGATCACGATGCTCACAACGGCCTCTGGGTATGCTCTATTGTTTAGAACATCAACAATGTTAAATTTGCTAGGTGCTTTCGCGGCATCAACCGCTTCGCGGATTTCTTCTTGCTCGGACAATGTTCCTCCTATAGTTTCTTCTAGCAGATACTACCACGGCAAAAGAAAAACCCCCTCCGAAGAGGGGGTGTTCCTTATGTCTTTACTAGGAGACTGTTACCGCGCAGGTATCCGTTGAAGCGTCGGGAGAGGTCGCCGTGATGGTGGCCGTTCCGGTTGCAACAGAAGTTACAATTCCACCGTTAGAAACGGTGGCCTTGGTTGCGTCGCTTGTGGTCCAGGTAAGTCCACCAGTGTAGTTACGTCCACCCCATGTAGCGGTCAGGGCGTCGTGGTCGCCAACGGCGGATGCGAGAGTTGAAGCCGAAAGAACAACAGCCCCTCCACCAACAACCGTGCGAACCGCGTAGTTACCCTGTGGGAGTAGCGTTACCGTGTAACGGAATGCTTCTTCTCCAACGATTGACTCTGCGTATCCATCGGTTACTACCTTCAGGACATGCACCAGTTCACCATTGGCCGCTACGGCAGCGGCTTCAAGCCCATCAATACGCATGACAACATATCCCTTTGTGCGAGGCACATCGAGAAGGTCGTGCGCTTGCGAGTAGATGCTGCTAGCGTCATCGAAGTTCTTGGGGTAATACAGCGAAATTCCGCCACCCCAGTTTGCAAAACCACGGTCAACAACTTTACCAAGAGCAGTAATCGCGGGGTCTTCCAGCGAGTTACTTGCTGCCAAGTTGAAGTCGAAGTCGTTCCAGGAGATAGCGTTCGAGATGTCTAGCGATGCGTTAATCTCAGCAGCAGTGGGGTTTTTGTAGTCAGCGAATGCACTGTCAAGCGCAAACCACACGCGGATGTTACCACTTGCGGGTACTCTTACATCGGTCATTATGCTGCCACCTCGTAGTTCCAGTTAACGAAGTCGTTGTTCATGAAAGACTGGGTCATACGAATGTTCTCGCCATTGCCGAGAGTATCGATACCATAGTCTGTCTTCACGCCGACCATCTTGATGCGGTCACCGGTAGCAAACGTGATGTTGCTGTTTGGTCCGATGCGCAGGACTGCAATATAAGCAACATCGGGGAATGCCATAAGGTCAAATGCCTCATTGTATTCTCCGGCTGCGGCCACATCGGCGTCACGGAATGATTCCATAACTACCTCTGGGTTGTAGAAAGTTGGGGTGGATACGTTACCGGCGTCACAGAATGTAACTGAGTCGTCGGTGTCCGAGTCACCCAGCGTGAAAGTAGTTCCATCCTCGTTCAATGCGCAGGTAATGTTCTTCACCAAAATGGTGTTGTTCAGCTCTGCGGCAGTGGGAGCCGTGCGGTCTGCGAAGGCTTCCGGGTGAGCGAGGCAGAATGTAATGCTCTCACGATAGAGTCTTACGTTTGCCATTAGTTCTCTTCCTCAATATCGATATTGGATTCGGGTTCTTGCTCTTCTTCTTTTTTCTTAAAAGAGAAAAGACCAGAGCGCTGTTCGGACTTCTCCTCAGCCGTACCCGGCTTGTACATTACCGGGTTATACGGTTTTGTCCCCGCTTCCACAGGAACAAGAATGTCCTTGAATTTGGGGTGCAGGAGAGTCTTGGGAGACACATCTGAAATCTGCCCGGAGACAGTATTAAGTGCTAGTACCATATACCTAGTTTACCATCATCTACGGGGTGATATACGAGTCTGGGTTTTCAGCGTTGAAGCGAAATTGTAGTGAACCGATACCAAGGTACAGCATGGGAGACGCGCCCGTTTCCGTAAGCGGGAATACGGATTGACCCAGCATTGGAGTTAGCGGGTACCCGTTGGAAAGCTGGTGCCCAATCAAGGCGTCCATCACATAATTCAATACGGTTCTAGCAATCTTTGGCGCGGGAGCAACTGCAATCAAATCAAAGTTAGACATATATTCGTCATGGCGCACGCCAGAGAAGGAAGCGCCTACAGAATTCCGGCTAAGGCCACTCCACCTCAATACAATAAATGGTTTTGTTTTGTTTTGAGAACGGAGTATCGCCTCATCGTCTAGTACGTTATCCTCTAGTACTTCATAATCGGGAAACGCTGATTCTATATGGGCTGTAATCTCATCCTGATAAGCAAGTAAATCTATTCCAGCCATTAGAAAATTTCCTTATTCATTCTTCGGGTAATTCTTCCTCGGTATTTCTTTAGGAATCTAGGAAGCTCCGACTCGACAGACTTGGCCGAGTCTCTTAGGGCAAACATACCTGGCGTGTTTTTGTATCCACCATATGGATTTTTTCTAACTATTGGGCCACCACTAGCAACGCGCAGTGATCCCGACCCGGAGTACGATGCTAAGAATATATTCTTAAAACCAGAGTCTTGGTGCTTAAAGTATTTCCTGACCAGGCCAATCCAGCCGTACTGTGCCGATACCCTGCTGCCCTCTACGCTTACTTTGTGCTTAACGGAATTGTACATTAGCCCAGTCCTGTAGCGACCTGGACCCTTGTTTATACCAGCCGCCCTAGCCGCATCGCTGAATCCAGTACCACTGGTAAGAATGATTGCGCGCATCTCATCTACTGCAAAGTCACCAATCTCATCCGCCATGGCCCGGGACTCTTCGATTATGATGTTGTTCATTTTCATAGTGCCCTTAAGCAAACCCGAAAGGTCTAGTTTTATTTCGTAACCCTTAGCCATTACTCCGCCGACTTTACGTCAACGTCGCATTCGATTGTTCTATTCCAGCCATAGGAAGAGTTAACCGCAGAAACAACCACAAACTTCAAGCTCTCTAATAACACGTCTTCGCCACCACTTGTAACTCGCACTTGAAAACCCTTGCGCATAAGGCCCACAGAGGCGTCGTAGGGGACTTGAATCCTCACTCCCCTTATGGAACCCTGGGTGAATGTAATATCGGGCTCTGACGAGGCTCTCAGGGGCTGTACGCGGGCACTGCCAGAATACACAATACTTTCGCTAGACGTAGAGTATGCGTTGGTGGCTAAATCCCAAGCCTGTTCCCTTATGTTAGGGTCAACGATTTCCACCGTAGCGTTATACCAGCGCGCCACGATAGTGCGCATCTCTAGCGCTATCTTTGCGAAGTCTATGGGCGTGCTTTTAGAGATTGCCACGCTAGTTCCACCAGGGGTATGGGTCCGCTATCCCGTCATTGTTGTCATCTATAAACATTGCAATCATATTAAAGTATTCGGAAGACTCATCTTGTAGGGCCTCTTCGCGGAGCTGTGCCGCAAGCTTGCGCAATGACTCGGCAATCCGGTCACCGTTAACGGTCAGGTCATCAGAGGACCAGGACTTGAGGAGTAGGGCTTGTGAGCCAGCAATTGTCTCTAGGCAACGAGCCGCCGCTAGCTTTGCGTTGTCCCCATACATTGTGAGGAACGCGCCAATCTCGTCATCGCTGAAGTACATGTAGGTACCTTCACCAGCGGCAACATCGGTGGGATCGGTATCACCAAGGAGTGCGCGAACCTTGCCCACGTCGGTAGTGTAATCAGGAGGTGCAACACCAGTATTAGCCATATAATCATTTTACCCTATATAAGAGAACCCCGCACCGGAGCCAAGGGAAGGGGGGTTAGGCTCAACGATACGGGGCAGCCAGCAGGAGGGGGAAGCTGGTAGTACTATCCTAGCAAAAGAAAAACCCCCGAGCGCGTTAGCGCCCAGGGGTAATTCTTTAGGTTATTAGGAACCGGCTCCAGTGGAGTAACGGAGTCCATCCTGAGTGATGTTGAACGCCTGTACAACGTGGCGAACACGAGTCTGAACGTCATCCTCGTCGAAGCTACCGTCACGAACAGGAACGTCTCCACCAGCAAGGCTGAAGTGTCCATTGTCCTTGATGGAGATGAGAGGAGTACGCGCACCAGAGAGGAAGACCTCCCAGAAGTACGGACGCACATTGAGGTCAGGCAACACGAACCACCATGCATCGGTCTGCGATCCGGAAACAGTGTCCAGAGCGTTGAACTCGATGGGGTTGAATGGGCTGGTGTAAAGACCTGGGTTGAAGATTGTCTCTTCGGAACCAACGGTCTTACGAATCTGCTGCATAGCGAACAGTTCGCGTACGGTCATCGCAAGCGACGTTCCGTAAACCAGCTTGTAGTTCGAGGCCACCACGCGGTTGCCACCAACGGTGTCAGTGCGTGAAGCGGTCATAGCGGTCTGCAAAGCATCCAGCGAAAGTGCTGGGTTGCTAGCAAGTCCCTTGCCCGAGAAGCCCGTTCCAACCGCACCAGCGGTGGTTACGAACAACTTAGCCAAAGCGATGTCTTCCTGGCGCGCAGCGTAAGCAGCAAACTTGGAGGTCATCTGACCGATCATGTCGAAGTTACCAATGCGGCGCAAGGACTCCCATGACATGCG